AATGCTATTATAATTAAATATAACAGCATTTTATTTTAGTGTCAAAATTAACTTTATAGTTCATCATTATCACCGTAATCATATTCTTCAGTGATAGTAACTTGTGTATTTTTAGAATTATTATTTTCTTTTGTACCCGCAAAATTTTCAGAAGCTGTGAATCCTAGACCAGCCATAACAATCCATTGTAACGCTTCAAAAAGAGAATCCTTAACATCAAAGTCCCAAAATAAATTTGCGGTATAACCTATAATCATAAATAAAAGACAAACAAAAGTAACAAATCTTTTACTTGAAATTTTGCCGTCACTACTTAACATATTTTGTATAAAGTTCATTATTAAATAGTTTTATTTAATTCTTTTATTTTAAAGTAAGAAACCTTGTCTACAACACTTTCTTGTATTTTTTGTTTAGTTTCTTTTAACTTACCTAGTAATTTATTATCTTTAGTTTCACTAATTAATTTTTCTAATTTATTAGATACTTCTTCCACAAGATTTTCGAAATCTTCTTTTAATTCTTTTTTATCCTTATTTAAAAGTGTTTTAAATTTTTTCTTTTCTGATTCACTTAAACTTTCATATTTTTTATTAAAGTTTTTACTAGATAAATTAATTAATAAAGATGTTGGTACTAAGTTTTCAGAAAATACTTTATTTTTTTTGTTTTGTAATTTTTTTAATAAAGATTTTTTAGCTTCAATTCTTTTTTCTATACCTAAAACACTTTCGTTAAAAACTAATGTGTCTATGTGTTCGTACAACTCATTAGTTTTGTCACCCACATAAGATTTATACTTTTGTATTGAATTTTTTACGTTACTAAGATTTATTTTATTTTTTTTAGATTTTAAGGTTTTTATAGCCTCATTTAAAAATTCTTCTGCTTCATTTAATGAATCACAATTTTTATTCTCTATTTGTGAATACATTACAAAAAATTCTCTGTTGGTGTGATTATCCCTTAAACTTTCCATTAAAGTATTGAAAGCTTTTTTAAATTTAGGTTTTTCACTGAAAGTGTTTACCAAGATAGAATCAATTTTATTTTTTGTTTTTCCGAACATATTACTGTATTTTACAATAAATATCTATTCACTCAATAAACTATCTACAGTTTTAGTTACTTCCTGTATTTTCTTTTTACCCCTACCTAAATTAAATGAAAAATTATTATTGTCTAAATTTTCTAAAATTAAAGGTAATTTAGATTTGTCTATAGAAGCTAAGTCTAGGTCTGCACCACCGACATCACCACCAGTATCACCACCAGTATCACCACCTAAGTCTAGGTCTTCACCCCCTAAATCACCAGCTGGTTCCTCAACTTCACCACCTTCAGCTCCTTCTTCAGCTCCACCACCATCTGGTTCCATTTCACCATATAATTTATCTATATTAGAAAATATTCCAGTATTTTTAATAATAGTAGCGGTTTGATTTAATTCTTCACCTACAGCTTTTTCTATACGTTGTTGTTGTAGGTCAAGTTTAATTTCTTCATCAGAAAAACCAAGAATATGTTTTTTACCCCAAGTAGCTGAAACAGCTTGGATTCCCGACCCTGGGTCTGTAACTGCGTCCTTATAAAGTGTGATTTTTTCTTTCCATTGTTCTATTTTTAATAATTCAGATTGTGTAGATGGGTTAGTCAAACCTAATGTAAAGTTGCCTAACTCTTCTTCAAAACCTAACATATATAAATGTATGATTGCGATTTTGTTTAATTCTTGAATTATAGATTTTTGTATCCTATTAATACTTCTAGCAAATCTAATATCTTGTATTGCCAAGTTTTTACCTTCACCTACAACATCCTCGAAACCTAAAAATGCTTTTGGTATTCTTAATGCTGCTAATAATTTTTTTTGTATGTATTCGATGTCTGCAATTTCCGCTAAATTTTGAGCTCCTGGTAATGTCTCTATTGGGTTGGGTGCGGATAAATCTCTAACTGGAATAAAGAAATCTTGGTCTACAGCCATTTGATTATAACGTAAATCTACATTTCCCGTTTCCTTATCTACGATTGGGTCTCTTTTAAATTTGTTAGCAATTCTTTGTACATAAGCCTCTACGTCCTGGTCTTCCATGTTACCAACGTAAACTTTAAATACTCTTCTTTCTGGAGCTCGAGATGTACGGTAAATTAACATAGCATCTTCAGCTAATAATAATTGTTTCCATATCCTTCTAGATTTTTCTAACATAGATGTACCATATGGTAATCTTCTATCATCAGCTAATAATCTAAAATGTGCAACTTCCCAAGTATTAAATTCCATATTTTTATTCTTCCATATGAATTTAACTTCTCTTTCTTCTTTATCACCAGTTCTAGTTTCGTAGGTTTTCATACCCTTTTCAATACGTTCTATTTCTATATTTGGTAATTGGCTAGCTCCAACGATTCCTTTTTCTGGGTCAATTTTTAAATAAATAAAGTTGTCACCGTACTTAGCTGTGTTTCTAACCCACATAGGTAAATTAGATTCAATGTCTAATATGTTATTAAATAAGTCACCTAATACTGCTTTAATTCTTTTAGATTCAGAATAAATGTTTAACATATATCCTCTTTCAGATATTGTACAAGCTTCTTCCGATACAATATCTAAAGCTGCTGATATTTCGGGAGTAAATTCCATAGATTCGTAATCATAATATGAAGCCAATCTTGTTGGTTCATAATAAACAGCTTGTGAGTAGAGTTGAGATTCTATTTTTTCCCACTGATTAGCTAAATATTGGCCCTGTTGTAATTCTAATTTTGTCCTATCGTAATCTGCTTTGGACGTAGTTTTTAAAATATCTTTTTTATCAAAATTATATGTACGTTTAGGTGCTTGAGGGCCTTCAGCACCAAAAAGGTTATTCAACCTTTGAAATATTGTCATTCTATTTTGTTCTGCCATAACTATATAATTTTACAATACTTTTTTTTCTAGTAAACAGTTATACAACATAATCACATTCTACATAAGCCGCAACTGTTGGGTTACCGGTATTATCACTACAAGTACCACCGTAAACATAAGTTACACAGTTATCAACAGTTAATCCATCACATGTTTCACAACATATTACAGTTTCAGCTGGTTTAGAAGAATTATCTTTAACTATGAAATCTGGTTCTGAAGGCCTCCAAGAATATACCGTGGTACCTAAAACTTGTCTTAATTGTTTTCCACTTCTAAATCTTCCACCTAAACCAAATCCTGGTTTTTTAATTATTGCCATTTTATTTTATTATTTTAATCCTGTATACATCCATAAATAGTCTTTAGGGTCATTAGAAGAAGGGGGCAATGGGTTACTTCTTGCTCTAGTAGGGGTAAAAACAGGTTCTCCTTGATTTGTTCTAAATTTTCTTTCATCACTTACCCAGGCATCCAACATAGCTTTAGCTTGTGCAACATTCTTTTTTAACTGTGTAAAAGATGTTTGTGCGACATAAAGTGCCATAGCTAGTGACATAATTAAATCATCATGATGTCCTTTCATGTGGTCTGGCCTACCGTTAATGTATACAAAAGTTTTTAATTCGTTTATTAACCTTTGTGACCTAATTTTAAACCCTGTCCTTAATTGTTCTTCTAATGCTTGAACTATTTGGGCTCTTTTACTATTAAAATTTATTCCTGGTGTTTTTGTGTCTGGGTTAAATTTCCACATTTCTTCTGCTTTAACACCGTCATAATAAAAATCCTTATACCCAAATTCTAACATTTTTCTGGAAGTGGCAACACCCATACCACCAGTAATATCGATTACCACAAAACAATTATATTTGTTTGCCCACTTATTAGTTAAATCTGCTACTATATCTGGTGGAATCTTACCCAGGTATTCTACCACCTGTTCTCTTTCGTCAAAATCTATTATTATAAACCCACTGGAATCTTCACTGTCACCTCTAGAAACATCTATACCCATAATATATTTGTGGCCTTCAACAGGTTCTTTCCAAACCCATAAACCATTTCCTACCCATTTTTCTAACGGTTCACAAACATCTTCCTGTAGTTTGTCCATGGTAGTACTGTTAATAACATTATCACCAGAACCTAAAAATGCACATTCTAATTCCTGAGATATTTTTCGTCTATCAAATTTTAATTTTTTACACATTGATTCAAACCAATCAGAAAAAGGTTTGTATCCTTTATCTAAATAAGTTTGGAAGCCTTCCTTATCTATATTTTTTAAAATATCTGATTCTTTGTATTCATCTCTATTAAGTAAAAAATGCACTATATCTTTAGTTTTTACCCAAGATAAGTCTTTAGTAAATCGTGGGTCG